CATGCGAGCTTACCTTGTAGGTAGTGTCACGCAAAAAGAGACCATTGTTTAAAACTGGAGTACTCATTTGTAATAATTAATTAAGGTTAATGTTATCTTTTAAATATATTTGTTTGTCTTGTAATCTTTCTTGAAGCTGGTCTTTGTTCATCTTCATCATCTCTTGTATAAGAAGAAATCTTTCTTGCTTCTTCTGTTTTGAGTTTTCTAACTGTATCTGCAACCACCTCATTCTTTGCTTGCTTTCTTACATTCTCTTTATAATCTTCTGGATCAGAAAGTAACCATAAAGTTTCAGCAATTAAATCATATCTTGGTTTTTCACCAAACTGATAGTCTTCTAACAATTTACCTAACATGTTTGTAGGTCTTCCTGAAATGCTTTCATACTTTACAGTAGTCAATTCATCCCATAGCATTTTTTGTCTTTTACCATCAATCTTTACACCATTCAATTCACCTGGTTTTAGAGTCTCATATATGTTGTGCATATATGCTTCTTTTTTAGCTTGCTGCTGTTGTTTAAAATATTCTTGTTGAGCTAACTTACCTTGTAACATTTCTGATTGCAAATCATCCAACTTAGGTTTAAACTGATTTGCTTTCTTTTGCAAGTTACCACCATTTACCCATTCTTCAATCTGATCTTCAATTAATTCTTGATCACCATTTCCAAATCCTGTAGCTTGTAGATATTGTCTAACAATAATCTCTTGATGTTCTGGTTGTCTTACATCTAATTCACGAACTTCTTCAACATGTGCTAATGCTCTGAATAAACCTTTTAAATCTTGTCCACCTTTAGCAACATACTCTGCAGCATATTGTAATTCTTCAGGTAAACTTTCAAAGAACTCTTTTGGAGTATTTGCAGCAACATCATTTTTGATACTATCAACATTTGCTGTCCACAATTCCTCAACATCTTTTTCTGATAGATTTCCTAAGTAATCATCTAATGATTGTTTAGTTTCATCATAATCATCAAAAGCAAACATTTCATTATTTTCAATTCTTTTCTTTAAGAATGAAACCAATCCACTTTTGTCTGTTTTAGTTCTACCACCTTTTTTCTTAGGTTCATCTTCATCATCAAATTCATCACCTGTTTTAAGTGTTGTATCTAATTCATCAAGAGTAGAATCTACAATTTCTTTATCATCTTGCTGATCATCATTATTCTTATCTAAGAAATCAAGATTAACAGCTTTGTTTTTTGCAGTAAATAAGTTTGGTTTTTCATCTTCATCATTTGAAGTTACCACACTATCTGCACCAGGCATTGGTAAAAAGTCATCAATGTTTTCAATAATTACGTCTTCTACCTGAGATTTGTTGTTTTCTGTATTCATCTGTTTAATAATTATTAGTTCTTATTCTTCTTCATATATAATCTACCAATTAAATCTGAAAGATTTAAGAGTGAGCTATTTTTATTTTTACATTTTTGACACTATAGCGCTATAACTTCTTTTTGTCATATTTGTTTTTGTTCATTGCTGCAACTTGTACTTGTTTATTAGCAATGTTTTCTCTTGTTTGTAATTCTTGACGTTTTAAGTTATTTTGAATTTCAGTATTAGCTTGCTTATTAATTTCTTGTTGTTTTTTAAAATTAATATTTTGATTATTAACATTCTTTTTATCAAGATATTCTAAAGTGTCAATATAATCTGATTGCTGATTTGCATTAAAATCTTGTGTTCCAGTATTAACAGATGCTCTAATTTCAGCTGTACGCTCATTAGATTCTCTATCAAGTGCATTTTGTTCAGCTTCAAATCTCTGTTGAGATTCTTGTCTTTCAGCAGCAGCTTGTTCTTGCATTTGAATTTGTTCTTGTTGTGCTTGTTGTTCTTGCTCACGTTGCTTATTAACTTTTTCTTCAATAGCTTTAAGTGTATGATCAATTTCAGCAAGAGAGTCAGCTTTAATAAGATTACCTAAATCATAAATAGATGCACCAGTTGTATTATTAGATAAAGCAAGAGATCTTATTTTTTCAGTAATGTCACGTTGATTTACTTTAGTAGAAGTAAATACATTTAATTCTCTTGATAATAAATCTGTACCATTAATTTCAAAATTAATTTTTTCATCAAGAGATGTAACATATTGTAATCTTACACTTGGTTTTGTACTATTATAATATTGTGCAAGATCTGTACGCATCTGATGCACGCGAGGCATTAAATATTCTGAGTGATTTACAAAATACATTTCTGTTTGTGCATAACTCATACTAATAGCTTGTTCTACACCTGTTGCAGTTTCTTGACTTAATGTTTGTCCCATACGTTGAGGTGAAAGACCAATAACTTCAAATGCTTGTTGTTTAAAATAATTAGACAACTGTATTCTAGACATTAACCTTTGAGTTTGTTCAAGGTTAAGTACTTGATAATGTTGGAAGTTTAATCCATTCTCAGTATTTGTAATAGATGTATCTAAAGGTAACATTTGAAAATCTTTCATTGCTACATATGCTTTAGCAAAATTGTTTTTACCCCAGTCTTCACCCATTGAGTGACGTGGTAATGCATTCTGATCAAGCATAATAACTGTACCTAACTCATCTACTAAGATATCTGCAATCTGATTATTAGTAAGATTATATCCAATTTGGAATGGTTTCATCTTGTCTACCATTGATCTTGATCTACTGTTTCTATCATGAAATACAGATCCTTCTACAGGAAGTTTACAACCATACAAAGTGTTATCACCTTTAAACTGAAATCTCATTGGTTCACAATTTAAATACAAAGGTTTGAATCCCATGTTATCATTGTTACCATAGAATGATGGTCTGTTAGGACCTATCTTTACACCACCCCATACTTGGTTAATCCATATCCAATCAATATGATCACCATATATAAGAGTTTCTTTTGTTTTACCTTTTATAACAGTATTATCATATATAGGTTTTTCAGTTACTTTATAATTTTCATCTACAATAGTTTGATATGTCATGCCATTTTCATCAATTTTTGTCAAATGACCAAGCATTCTTTGAGATTTCCAATATGCTGTAGTAACACGCAATAATGAATAATTACTAAAGTCCATTAAATCTTCAGACTCATTAAGTATTCTATATATAATATCATCACCTGTATTAAGTACTGCATCTCTGTGTGCTAAGAACTGACGCATACCTAATGATGGACCCTCAACATTCCAGTCATGTGATCTTGTAGAGTCATAGAATGAACCATCATTTTGTACGCCTGGTAATGCATATCCTGCAGATTTAACAGGATATATAGCTTCTAATTGTTGCATCTCATCTTTTTCCATCATATAACCATATTTGTCAATGATATCTGATATAGTCATTAAGTCTACTCTACCAACCCAGTTAGATTGAGATACATATCTTGCTTCAGGTGATTTATGATAGAATGTAAGAACAGGATTCCACACTTCTATATCATAATCATCTTCATTCATTTTTAAATGCCAGAACTCTCTATCAGTAATAAGCATATCTCTAAAAGCCATGTTCTCTAATTCTTTCATATAAAATCTTTCAGAATCTACAGCATGTTGATGACCTGCCCACTGTTCTATCATAGATCTATAATCTTTTTTAAAGAACTGTTCTATTTCTGGTAAAGATTTAATATTTTCAGGAGACATCATTTGTTGAGCCTGTTGAGCTTGTTCAGGATCTTCAGGATTTAAACCCATTTGTGCAATAGTTTGTTGCATTATTTGCTCACCATATGCTACAAGATTTTGTTCTATCATCTCACGCTTTTTATCAAGCATTTCATTAAAAGAAGTATCATCAACAGCTCTGTATGTAATCTTATCATTTCTTTTAGCAAACTCTCCTGTAAGAACATTAATAACATTAGGTATAATAGGAAAGAACTTTAATTCAAATGCAGATAAATCTTCTTGAGTAAGCGTATCTATTAGTTCTGCATATTCATTGTTTTCTTCTACTATATAGTCTGTCTTGTCTATGATACCATTTGCAAGTTTATAATTTTTTAACAAGCGTCTTGCATTACGTCTTATCTGCTTTAGACCTTGCATTTCTAACCAATCTAGATTCCATGCTGCCCATTGCTTATTTTTTTGTGAAGCAAGCAAAAACTGAATAGGCTGGGTAAGTGTACCCATTCTATTATATTCTGTAGTAGCACCTCCTTTAAGCTGAAGAGCATTATATAATTTTGGCATGTTGTATGTTATTTAAAATTTCTAAATGGATTGCGTGGTTTTGTCATCCCACTATTTATGCTTTTATTTTTTCCTATATGACGAAAAGGACTCACTTGTAATTTAGCATAATTATTTGACTTTTGCAAATTATCATCTTCTCTTTCAGTACGTTTTACATATCCTCTGTTAGATTGTTGTACTTGTGCAAATGCAACCATAGCACAAAATGCAACCAATCTATCCACGTTAAGTCCATCTCTGTATGCTTGCATTTCTTTTAACAACATTATATCAGGTATTCTTTCAATACCATATGTTGTTTTTACAATTGTACCATCAGGTTTTGTTTCATGATCTAACTCTTCTTCAATAAATTGTTGTGCATATGATACAAGATTAGTCTTAAATAATGTGCTAACATTTCTCCAACCATATTCTTGAAATACATTTGTATTACTTTGCAACTCTTTCAAGAAAAGTATTTGACTTTTAGGCACTAAATACTTTTGTTTTCTTTTAGCAATCATGTACTGAATAAACAAAGATATGTTATTCTCTACTATTGTCCAGGCATTATACCATTCAATAATAAGCTCTAGTCTTTCATGTGTTTTGTTAAGGTCATCAAACCTACCACACCACGCTGCAACAATCTTGTCTCTTTCTATGTATGAATCTATTGTACCATCAGCCTTATGTTTGGTAATTTCTTGTGATGTTTTATATACAAATATAGAACACAATGAGTCTGAGGTAGTTGTCTTTCCTTCTGCGACAGGGTCAATAGATGCATAGTACATTCCAAAGGTTGTATCTTTTGCAGGTCTTTCCCATACAACAACCACACCTTCTTTATTTTCTGTTTTTGCTGATATAGGAAATTCTGATATAGGAATCTTTTTAGATTCTTTTGCAGTAATAGTATTATTTTCATCTCTAGATAATTCTAAAAACTCTTTATAATATTCACCATCTTCTATTCTTCTTATCTGTGATACAACTAATGAAGGATTAAACTTAGCAGCTTTTCTACTTGCAAATGCTTCTTCAATAGTTATAGGATGCTGAGATATACGCAGTTGATAATCATCAGGTTTAAGATCTCTTTTCCATTGTATTCTTTCTTCCTTAATCATCTCTAATGCCTTCTCTACTAATGAGTTACCATACTCATCTATACATGGAATCATTGACCATTGTTGAGGTATGAATAAACCACACTGACCTTTTGTACCTTTGTCATCTAGTAAATCAGTTTCAACAGCAAGTATATCTTTACTGTTTGGCATCATTAACATTTCTCTCAAAGGTTCACATTGATCTAAATCTCCAACAGATCCAGCAACAACAAATTGTCCAGTATATACCATACCAGACTTCATTGCAGGAAGTAAGTACTCTAGTGTTTGATTCATTTTAGGGGCAATACCTGCCTCCTCGTGAAAGAAAAAAGTACAAGGACCTCCTACACCATTTGTAGGATCTTTATCTAATATAAGTCCTAATAATACAGATTTTAAACCTATATCTCTTTTTCTACCACCTTGATTTATTTCAATTTTTTGTTCCCAGTTAAATATTTTATCTGGAGTACAAGGTCTATACCAACCTGTATATGTATTAAGAAAGTTTCTGTATTCTTCAAGAAAACGCCATGTACCTTTCTCACCAATATAGTCTTTTAAAGATCCTGCCATTTTATTAATAGATCCTTCTTCAAACCAAAAGTAGTTTATCATTTTTCCTGCATGATAATAACTTGATGCTATCTGACGTTTCTTTAATATAAGAGCATGCTTAGAACTATGTCTGCCAATCTCTTCATATAATGCCATATGATATTGTGCATCTCTGACACTAGCAAATCCAAACTTAGATATTTCTTTGTTGTATATAGGTAAGAAGTTTAACCACATATAATAATCTCTTGAAAGATACCATGAGTTTTTTGCATTTTTAAATATTACACCATTTCTACATTTATCTTTTTCAGTTTCCCAATAAGTAATATAATCTTTTGAACGCATAGGTGCATAACAATATACTTTGTTATTCTTTTCAAAGGTTGTTGCCTGTTCATTAAACTTATATGATGTTTTATCAAATGCATATTTACCTGGTTCCTTAAATAAGGACCACATAAATTTTACAAATTCTTCTCTTGTTTCAAAATCTGTGTGTGACCATACATCAGTTGTATCATCATATGTTGGTACAGATATATACATTCTTATGATTTGTTTGGAAATTCAAAATCAAAAAGTTGTATCAATAGACTTTCAAAAGAAGGGTCTCTATATATTCTGTGTATAGGTTTATCACCATTCCAATATGCTTTATGATCTTCTCTATGAAAAGCTGTCCAAAGTTCTTCATTGTGGTTATAATGAAATAACCAGTTGTATAATTGTTGTTTTTCCATAATGTTTTACATTTGATCGTATCCTAAGTTTTGCCCTCCTCTTACAGAGCTTTTTTGTTCTTCCATTAAATCTTTATAAGCTCCTCTAAATGAGAGTCTTATTTGTTCAAATTTTGCTGCTGCATTTACAATAGAGTTTATATTACCATCTCTACCAGCAGTAATTTCACTTGTTTCCATATAAGTAGCTAGTTTATCTAACATAGTTTTGATACCCATGTACGCGCGAAACGTAGGAGTTTGGTAAAGCTTTTCACAAAATTTTCTAGCAGTAATGATAGTGTCATCTTCCAAACTAAAATTAACAGTAAGCTGCGAAAGTATAAGTTCTTCTTTTTCATGTTCTGGTGTATCAAAATATGGATTTAAATCTGGGTTAGGACATGTCATATAAAACAGATATGCATAAACATTGTGATAGTCATCAGGATATTCATCCATAATTGTCCTTAAATCTCTTAATGTGTAGCAATGTTCTGATGGTACAACCTGTCCATTGTTTATGTCAAATAATCTAATCATTCTTTTCTAAATTTATGTTATAATAAAAAGAATCTCCATCTTCACTTACCCATCTATCTGAGTAAGATTCTACAGATTCAAGATTACTATCTACTTTTATATTTTTCTTTTCTATAGGAAAATCTTGTGTTACCCAGTTACTGTCTTTCCAGTATATTCTATTATTTGGTTGACACAATAAATATCCATCATCAGAAACTAATATATGTCCACATTTATAATCACTTGGTTCATCACTATATGGATTATTAAACCAATCTATTGTAAACATATATGTTGCCCAAACCTTTTCATTATTTTTTAAAACTACTTGGCATCTTTTTCCATTTAAGTAATCAAACTTTGTAGCTGTCACATTTTGAGAAAAACAATCCCACAGTTGTTTATAATGTGAAGGTACATCTTTAGTAGGAACCTTTGAAAATATTTCTGATATAGGAACTCTACTTCTAAGCATCCCATAATCTGTCATTATGTGAAATGTTAATATCTTGCCTTCTACAGATTGTATTGCAAAAGCATACCCATTATGATATGTGTTCTTATCTTTTTCATCTTTTGTAAAATGAGAAAGTCTAACAAAACATTTAAATGATGGTATGTTTAGATTTAACATTATTTCTTTTTTACTTTGTCTTTATTATTCTCATACCACTTAAGTACTGAAATGACTTCACTTTTAAGATATGGTAGTTCATATATTTCTATATCTCTAATCATTGGCTCACCTTGATCAGATAACTTTGTTATTGGATAACCAAACTCATCTGTTTGTTCTTCCTCTTCAAAAGTAATGTGATGAATAATAAGCTTACCTGCTTTTAAATTAGGATTATGCTTCAGTATAATATACATATAAATACTCAACTGTAGATTATAATGATTTAAATTACAGTCATCTAAGTGTGCTACAGGACCTAACATTTTTTTAGAAACACCTTCCCAATTAACAAAAGAAGTTTTGTCAATCTTTTTATTAGTCTTATAATCAGTTATATGCACAGTATCATTTACAACTTCAACTAAGTCAGATTGTCCACATATACCTGCAGACTTTAGATACACCATATGTTCAGGGTATATACCATTGATTAACTTCTGCAAAGGAGCCAGCTTTTTTCCTGTACCATCTAAAAGAGGTTTAATAACTGGAAGTTCTACCTCATGTCTTACAATAGTATTACATCCTACAATATCTTGTTCTCTTTGATCATGATACCAATTACCTAATACACATGCTCTATCTGATTCTTTTTTCCAAGCAGCCTGAATCATTGCTGGTGACATACCTCGCCACTTATTTGTTTTCTTTTGATTTTGAGAACATTTAAGCGCAATTGCTTCAGAATCAAATGGTTGTTTCAAAGCACCAAGTAATGTTGTTACTGACACCCATTTAGTTTTATCTTGTGGATCTATTGATACATAAGAATGTGTTTGTGCTTCAAATACTATTGCCATAACTATTTATTTTGATTTTTAACAATTTTTGCCCAACTTTTTGCAGATGCTTTCATGTGTTTTATCAAGTTTTCTTTTTCTTCAATAGTTGCATTAGCTTTACCTGTTGCATAAGCATTATCAATAGCATCATTATATTGTTTTAATGTAAAAATTTTATCTTCCATGTTACTTATTTATTTGTTTTAAAAGTTCTTGTTCTTCTGCTTCAGTAAGTTCTGCTTTCCAAAAACCTCTTGGACAATCAGAAGATAAAGATCTAGTCTTTAATTTTAAAGAACATCCACACTCTCCACAACATGGTTGTGTACCAGGTACTGCACATTTTGCACCAGTAGTATCTATAAACTCACAAGACCTACATATTTCATTTCTAAAAAATGCAATGTCTTCTACATGTTTAGTTTTAAAGATGTTGTTCTTTACACCTTCTGCAATCTTGTTGCGTTCTTTCCAAATTCTAATCAAGTTTCCCATCTTTGTATATTTGTTTTTTAAGTTTGACTTCTTGTTTTCTTTCTTCTTCTTGTTGCATTCTTTTTTGCAATTTTGTAAGTTGTTCTATATCAGCGCGTTTCTTTATGATTAACTCATATGTATGCACTATTATATGCTCATCTTTTTCAATCTTGTTTACAAAGTTCTGATGCTTTGTTATCATATCTACTAAAGATTTCTTTTTAACTACAAAGGTTCCCAATCTGGGAACTGCAATATATGGATGATCTGCACTAGATAACTTTCTTTGTAGTGTTATATAATAATGTGATACAATATCATCTACCATATCAACTGCAAGATCTAAATCTTTTGCAGTCATTTCTACTATACTTTTACGCTTTAGTGGATTCAACTGCTAAATAATTATAGTCTAACAATATATTACCTTTAGATTGTATATCAATATCAGGATTAAGTACAATTACTTTTCTACCTGTTTTTGATTTTACAATTATCTTTCTTTTTTCAAGCTTAACAATTCTGTTTCTAATGTTCTGCGCGCGTGTAGATAACTCTTCTGGTAAAGATTCTGGATATATAACTCTAGCAGCAGATGCACAAAATCCTCCTAAGTCAATAGGTCCCCACATAACAAGAAGTGTGAGTATCTCTAAATCAGAAGGTATAAGAAATTCTTTTCTAAAAAAAGATACTTCTGTTATAAGTTGGTATTTAACAATGTCTTGTATAGACAATCTTAGTTTTTTATTAATTTTTTTTACTTCCATTATATGTCTCAAATGTTGGTTATTCCATACAAAAATGTATGATTTTGTATAACATACTATACATTTTGTGGAGGTGAGGAGAGTCGAACTCCTGTCCAAACCATGATCAATAATACAATTTATACAGCTTATAGGGTCAAGCTTGGCTTGAGCAATCCACCACTCTGTTTAATCTAACAGAGAAATCTTTTTAATCTAGGCTGCTACAGCAACTTCTTCTCTAATCAAAGAGAATACTTTGTTCATGTTAGCTTCTACTTGTGCGTTGTCTTCTAAAGAT